CCCCCGAGCCCGGCTTCAACTGGACCTGGAGCCTCTTCCACGAGAAGCGCACCGAGCGCATGCACGTCATCGAGGGCATCCCCACCTCGACCAACCGCTTCAACCCCAAGGAGTACGAGGCCGAGCTGCTGGAGGCACACGACGGTGCCGACGCCGACCGGGTCACCACCGGCAAGCGCAGCGCCCGCGAGGGCCTCGTCTATCGGCGCTTCCACGACGCCAAGAATCTCTCGGTCTGCCCAGACCCATGGGCGGGCACCGTCGAGCTGTGGTGCGACTTCAACGGCGCCAAGATGGCCTGGACGTGGGTGTCGCTGCAGGGCGGCGTCGCCTGGGTCTTCGACGAGCTGGTGCGCGAGGACACCGACACGCTGCAGCAGGCCCAGGAAGCCGCGCAGTGGGCGGCCCTGCAGATGTCCGCCCGGCTCACCGGCCGCAGCACGGACGACATCCGCGCCATGCCCGTCGAGATGTGGCGGGTCCAGCCCTACGAGGCCGCCCGGCTCATCACCGTCGTCGGCGACGCTGCCGGCGAGCACGATGCAGGCGCCGCCGGCAAGGTCTCGTATGAGCTCATCCGCCAATGTGGCTTCGTGACGCGCTTCAAGGCGAGCAACCCGCTCATCGAGGACACGGTTCTGACCGTCAACGTCGCCCTGGCCGACGGCTGGCTGCGGTTCGACGCCGCTCGGGCCCCGTACACGACGCGCTGCATCAGGCAGCAACCCTACGGTGCCGACGGCAAGCCACTCAAAGGGCAAGGGTCCCGCGAGAAGGTCAAGGCCGGGCTCGACCATGGCGCCGACTGCATCCGCTACGGCGTCTGGTTCCACCGGCCGGTGGCTACACGGCGAGGCAATCAGAAGGCGCCCTGATGCGGCAGCCAGGAAACGCCCCCTGGGCAGCACCATGCTTCTGTGCTGTTTCCCGACACCGAATCTGCGCGCCTTGCCGACCTCATCAAGGACGGGGCTCGCGCGTGGTCCATGGGTGAGCTGCAGTGGGTGCGCGACTATGCCGCCTCGCACAAGCCCGACGGCTACGACGCCCATGCCAAGGTCGTCGTCGACCTCTACGAAGGCAACGGCGAGGCCCACCTGCTCGCAGCGGCCAAGGACCGGTTCGAGAACCGCCACAGCATCATGACCCCGGTGCCGCTCAACCGGATGCGCCAGGTGTGTGCAGCCGACAGCGGCGTCTACCGCCTCCAGCCCTCCCGGTCCGGGGTGAGCAAGAGCACGGGCGCCCCCGTCGCTGACGACGTCGCCAAGCGGCTCGCCACCCTCATCGGGCGGACCCAGATTGCGAGCATCGCCCCCGAGGTGGAGCGCCGCGTCATCGGTGCCCAGACCGTCTTCGTGAAGCCCCGCTGGCAGCGCGGCCTGGGCAAGCCCGGGCGCATCGCCGTCGACGTCTTCTGGCCCCGCGACGTCGCCGTCGTCTGCCACCCGACGATGCCTGACAGCCTCGACGCCGCCGTCATCCTGCTGGCCCGCACCGGCTCCACCGCTGGCAAAGACTGGTTCGCCCTGTGGGTGCGGACCCCCGTCGAGGATGAGTTCGGCAACGTCGTCGAGTTCTCGCCTTGGCGTGTCCACGTCGTCAGCAGCCAGGGTGACTACAGCATCCCGCCCAACGACCCCCGCACACTCTACGTCGACGCCGCTGGCAAGCCCCTGCCCCTGCCGTGGACGGTCGTCCGCCTGGGCCTCCCCTCGGGCAACGTCTTCGTCGCACCCGACCGCGACCTGCCGAAGATGCTGCTGGGCCTGTCCGTCGACGCCAGCGCCGAGCGGCTCAATGCTGACCTGCTGGCGACGACGCCGCTGGTCTACAAGGGCGACCAGCGCAAGGCCGCCGACATCCCGTTCGGCACCGGCGAGATGATGCAGGTGGGCGAGGGCGAGGACATCACGACGCTCCAGCTCAATCCCCACCTGGAGGAGATGCGCGGGATGCGGGCGCAGTTCGAGCGCGACCTCGCCAAGAGCCGCGACAACAACCCCAACGCCTACGTCGCCGAGGCCGGGCAGCCTGAGAGCGGCATCGCCCGCCTCATCGCCCAGGCCCCGCACGAGGCCAAGCTCGACGAGCACAGCCTCGTGTTCCGCGACTGGGAACAGGAGCAATTCTGGCCCTCGGTGCTGCGCCTCCATGACGCCTTCTCCGGTGAGGTCCCGTTCGGCGACGACATCGAGGTGCGCGTCACCATGCGGCGTGCCCCGCCCATCGAGGAGCCCGAGGCCAAGGGTCGGCGTCTGCAGGCGGAGTACGACGCCGGGGTCATCTCTCTGGCCCAGATGGCCGTCGAGCTGGGCCGCTACGCCGACGTCGCCGACGCCAAGAAAGCCGGGCTCTCTGACGAGCTGGGCAAGAAGGCGCCGACGTCACCGCTGTTCAACCTTGGTGAGCCTGCACCTGACGGCGAGCCTGCACCTGCTGCGGGGGGGGGGCGCCAGTGACCGTCAACGAACTCACCCTCGGCATGGAGCGCCTCACGCGCACCGGCGACAAGAAGAGCGTCACGGCGATGCGCGTCCTGCTCGACGGGCTGCTCCGTGACGCCGACGGAGGTGGGTGATGCCCTTCGACCGCGTTCGTGAAACGTCCGTCAGCACCGGCACCGGCTCCCTCACGTTGGCGGGGGCCGTCGCTGGCTTCCGCCCGTTCAGCCCCCTCTACGACGTCGATAGCACCCTGTTCTACGCCATCGAGGGGCGCACCGCCGGGGGCGCCGCAGACGGGCAGGCCGAGGTCGGAACGGGCCACCTCAACGCTGGCGGCCTCCTGGTCCGCGACGTGGTGGTGTGGTCGACGTCGGGTGCTGCCACGCTGCACGCCTTCACCAGCGCCAGTCTCGTCGTCTCTGACGCCATCAGCGTCGCCTCTGTGACTTCCATCGCCCAGGCTGCGGCAAATGCGGCCGTGCTGGCCATCGACCCCAACGACATCGGAGCCGAGCTGGCCGGGGCTGTTGCCACCCATGCTGCCCTCACCGAGGTGCATGGCATCTCGGCATTCATGTCCACCGTAGTCGACGATGTTGACGGGCCAGCAGCCCGAGCGACGCTGGGCATCGACCTCGCTGCCGCCGATGCCCTCGGGCTGTTCGGCGACGGTGCCGACGATGACGTCGTCATCTCGTCGGGCGTCACCTCGCTGACGCGGTCGATGCATTACAGAAACCTCACAATCAGCGGGACCGGGAGCCTGTTGACGGCTGGCCACCGGGTGTTTGTCTCAGGGACCTTGACCATTTCAACGTCGACAGCACCGGCAATCGTGCATGCTGCCGTTGCGACTGGCGCAGGTGCCGCCGGAGCAGGTACTGGTGGCGCGGGGGCTGCCGGTGTTGTCGGTGCCGTCGCCGACGTTGGCGGCGGTTCGGTCGGTTTTATCGGTGGCGCAGGGGCAGTCGCCGTGGGCGCTAACGCCGGTGCTTCCTCTGCCTCTGCAGCTGGGGCTGGTGGCGCTGGCGGCACCGGTGGTGCTGCCGGTGCTGGGTCCAGCGGTGCGGGTGGCACATCTGGGGCAGGAGGCACGGCCACGCTGCAGGCATTCCTGCCTGTCTCGCCCCTGCTTCTCCGTGGTGCAACCCTGCTCCTGGGCGGTGCGGGTGGTCGTGGCGGTGCCGGTGGCGGCGGAGACGGAGCAGGCGCTGGTGGTGGCGGTGGTGGTGGTGGTGCTGGCGGAGGCGTCCTCGACATCGCAGCACGAACGCTCAACATCAGCGCGGCCACGGCACCCATCGCCAGCGTCGTCGGACGTGCAGGCGGCGCAGGCGGCACACCCACCAACGGCAACCGTGGTGGTGGCGGCCTGCTTCGGCTTATCTATGGCTCGCTCGTCGGCTCGCTGGCTGGCGCCCTCGTGGCATCCGGTGGCGACGGCGCTGCTGGCGGGAGTGGGAATGGCACCGGCCTCGGTGGTGCCGGTGGTGGTGGCGGCACCAGCGGCCGCATTTCCGTTGCACCCGTCGGAGGCACCGTCACCCTCAGCACGAACGTCGCAGGCACGGCCGGGAGCGCTGCGGTCGGCATCACGGGCGGTGCCCTGGGTGCAGGCGGCATCGGGACGAGGGACCTCCCATGAGCCACATCGACCTCACCTCTGCGGACCTCGCCGCCGTCATTGCCCGGGCATCTCGGGACCCCGGCATGTCGCCGGCCCCTGCGTTGCTCGTGTCGCCCGAGGTCTTTGCCGTCCTCAAGGTGGAGACCGTCGACGGCCACGCCTACCTCGGGCCGTGGCCTGTCGTCGCCGACCTGAAGGCCGACCCGCCCCCGCGCCCCGTCGTGGTCGCCGACATGACGCCCGCTGATGTGGCCGAGCGCACCGCCGAGCTGCAGCAGGTCATCCGCTCCCACGTCGACCAGCACCTGCCGCCGTCCGAGCGTGAGGGCCTCGCCGCCCTGCTGCAGCGCTGCACGCTCATGAAGGGCATGGGCATCCCCGTCGACGACGGCGCCCTCCTGGCCCTGCTGGCCTCCCTCGGGTGGGCCGAGGGGGCGATGATGCTCGGCGCCGAGGTGGCGACCGCCTGCCGCGCCTGCACCACGCTGGCCGAGCTGCAGGCCGTGGCCGTCGACCTGGGCGTGCTGGGCGCGCCCCCTGTCGTGAGCGCGGGCCAGATTGCCCTCGCATTGCGGGGTGGGTGATGTGGGGCGAAAGCGCATGGGGTGAGGCACCGTGGGGCTCCCTCGTTGTCGGCGACGCCGCTGCTGCTTCGACGCCGACGGTCCCTGTCGTGGGGCACCTCGTGGGCACCGTCGAGGCCTACGCCCTGGCTGGGCAGGTGGAATCGTTCGCCCTGGTCGGCGAGAGGCCGACGACGACACTCCCCGCGATGCGGGTGGGAGGCTGAGATGGCGGACATCGCACTGAAGCGCGGCCAGACCGCCAGCATCACCTTCGCCCTCGTCGACAGCGCCGGGGCCCCGTTCACCCTCACCGGCTACACGGTGACCCTCGCCATCGCTGGCAAGGGCATCATCAAGCGCATCACCGGCACCAACGACGCCCCCGCCACGCTGGGCACCGGGGCCTTCCCCGTCGTCGCCGCCGACTACACCACCCTCAAGCCGGGCAGCTACGCCTTCGAGGTGTGGGCCTACGACGGTGGCAGCAACAACATCCCGATGCTGTCGGGCACCCTCGACGTCGACGACGTCCCGCAGAGGGCCTGATGGCTGGTGGAGGCGCTGACGGAGCCATCGGCCCCGCAGACCGGGCAAGCCGGGACCTCGAAGAGCTGCGCAAGCGGCTCGAACGGGAGATTCGTCGCCTGCTCGCCACCCTCGACACCGCCCGGGGCACCGACAAGCTCATCGGCGACAAGGACGCCCTCGCCACGGCGGTCAAGGTCCGCCAACAGGTGGTCGCCCTGCTCAACCAGCGGGGCTTCGGTGCCGTCGTCGATGTCGCAACAGCCCGCGCACTGCAGGCTGCTGAGGCCGTCAGCAAGGGCAACACCCTGCCGGCGGGCGCCAAAGAGGAGCTGCAGCGCATCGTCAGCGGGCAGACCGCCGACGTCGCCGAGGTCTTCGGCGCCGCTGCCGACGAGATGCGCCGGGCCGTCAACGCAGGAATTGCCAGCGGGGGCAGCCTCGCCGACCTCACCGAGCTCGTGGCGCAGCGCCTGGAGGTCGCCACCGTGCGGGCCCAGGCCGCCGTCGACGCCGCCGTGATGGCCAGCGGGCGCCGGTCGCTGATGCTTGCCGCCGAGGCCACCGGCATCGACTACGTCTACCTCTACGTCGGCCCCACCGACCGCAAGAACCGCGACTTCTGCAGCACCCTCGTCGGCAAGGCCGCCACCAAGGCCCGCATGGGGCGCATGGTCAACGAGCAGGGCCTGCCCGTGCGCGACTTCTGCGGCGGCTACAACTGTCGGCACAGCTGGTCACCCATCCCCCGCGACGAGGCCGTCGCCCAGGGCATCGAGATTCTCTCGTGAGCGTCACCGTCACCCGCTCCGGGGCGATGAAGGTCGACATCGAGCGGCTCATCGAGACGCTCAAGGTGGAGGCCGTCGCCCGCATCCTGCGGCGCACTGCCGGCGGCACCGACATGCACGACCGCCCCTTCAAGGGGTACAGCGCCGGGTACCTGAAGGCCCTCGGTGAGGGTGGCGAAGACTCCCGCGTCGACCTGCGCTTGACCGGCGGCCTGCTCAACAGCGTCAAGGTCGTCCGCGTCGAGCGCCGGGGCAACACGACCACCATCGTCATCGCCCCCGACACCGGCACCAGCCCAGCCGTCACCCTCGGCGACGGCAAGGCCAAGCGCACCGCCAAGCGGGGCCCGCCGCACAACGTCGTCGGCGCGTACATCCACCGCGGGACCCCGAGGATGCCCGCCAGGCCGTGGCTGGGGCTCAGCCCCAAGGACCGGGCGGCCATGCGGACCGTGCTCTACCGCGCAGCAGTGCCCCGGGGCGGCGGATAGGAAACGCACACCGCCGCCCATGATTCTTCCATGGGCTTCCTGCGTCGTGTCCTGCTCGCCTCTGCCGTCCTCTCCCTGCCCGATGACGGTGCGGGCGGTGCGGGCGCAGCTGGTGGCGTCCTGGCTCCGCCCGCGACCACCCCGCCTGCCCCTGCTCCCGGTCCCGATGCGGTCAAGCTCGCCGCCGACCTCGCCTCCACGTCCGCCCAGCTCAAGGCGCTGCAGGACAAGGCGAAGGCCGACGACGCTGCCCGCAAGGCCAGCGACCAGAAGCTCCTCGAGGAGCAAGGCCAGCACAAGACGCTGGCCGAACAGCGCCTCGCCGACCTCGATGCGGCCAACAAGAAGCTCGCCGACCTCGAAGCTGACGCCGCCATTGGTCGCACCTATCGCGAGGCGCTGTTCGGCCAGCGTCTTGTGCTGGCC